TTTATCGTTTTCTAACTTTAATATTTCAGCTTTCAGATTACTGTTTTCGGTAACGAGTTCCATAAACTTATTAAGGTCTATCTCTACTTCATTCCTTGACATATCGCCACTGAATCGTTCGTCTGCCATGTTACTCTCCTATGGCTTCCAGTCGTACCAATCATTCCTTTTATAAGGTCTGTCTCCTCTTTCAGTGAAATGAAAACTAATTGATATTCTTGGACTTAGGGTTTCTACCCTATGAAATTGTCCTTTCGGAATGTAAAGTAAATCACCTTCGTCAAGAACAAAACTTTCTAATAAAGTTGTACTATCTGGTCTATATGGTAAACCTTTTCTATGAAATTCGTTATATATAAACCAACGTATTTTTCCTCGTACATGAAATAAAAAATTATCTGTGGAATCTGCATGTATTGGAAATACTTTTGCATCTTTTCTTTTACTACAATATATGTTTGCTTGTCCACCTCCATAATATTTTTCAAATTCTTGACATTGTTTCCATAATCTTTCGTTTAGAAACTCGCTAAGAGTTAGTATAAAACTATGTCCTTCGTTCCATAAATCAAATATTTCTTCTCTCGTTTTAGGGTTTGGGTCTTTCTTCTTACACCATCTTCCCTTATCAGTAACAATTTGTAATTGATTTGTTCTATCCCAAGCTCCTATGTTTTTTTGATTTAAATAATTGTCAAATTCTTTCCAACTAAAATAATCATGAAACCTATTTTTGGACTTGATTATAAAATGTCTTTTGCCTTCGTATTTTTCCTTAAATGTTTTTAACCCCATTGGGCCTAGTAATTCTTCAAATTTCAATGGTATTTACCTCGTCTACTAATTGCCACCAGTAATCACTTATATCAGACCTCATATGAGTTGCTTTAGCAGCCATTAAATAACTACTATGCCAAGGTTGATAACTTAATGCTGTTAGATGTAAATGAAATATACGTTCTAATTCATACATTGGTAGCTCATTTTTTTTATTTACTACTCCATCAGTTATAGTACCATCAAAAGAGTTCCACCTAGAGTCTATTCTAATTACTGCCTCATTCCTTAATGGATGCTCTGGCTCCTCATATTTTTTTAGTCTATCTAAAAACTTCCATTTAAAACCTACACTGTCTAAGTTATAAGAATATACTTCTTCCCAATTCCAGAAATGACGAGTTTCCTCGCAGTCCATTAACATCATACTATCACAAAAAGCACCTGTACCAGAACACTTAGAATCCCATATCATACCAAAAGGTTTACCATACAAATTTATACTATAAAAATCTGCTATATCCCTAAAGTTAACCATATCCATATCCATATAGATAGCTTTTCCTTTAAAGTTCATAAGTTTTGGTATTACATATCTTAATCCTGTAAAAGGGGTACCCCAACCCATACTTGATACTCCAGGAAACATACTAGGTCTTAAAAAGGTTATGTCTAATTTTTCTGTTGTATTTTTCTGTAAAGTATATGTTAAGATTTTTTCTTGTATTCTATCACACTTTTGGTCACTAGCTCCTATAAATATAGGAATACCTGTCTTTAAAACTGTAGGTGTTTTGGGTTTTACTTGCCAAGTTCCACCAAAGTTAGCGTGGGTAGAGTTTCCACCTACTACGTTATAATTACTCTTTTTCGTAGGAGCTTGATAAAGGTCTTCTATCTTTTCTCCAGCCTTTGCTAGAACGGTCGCGTCATACTCTTCATTCTCTTGAGCTTTATATTGTATGCTGTCTTGTAATTCGCCCTGTAGTTCTGCATCAGGTCGTAAGTCTTTTACTACTTTTTTATTTTGAACATAACTAAATTCTAAAAGAGGGTGCATTTCTAAATGTTCGTCTGGTGTTGGTGGTTTAGAAAGTTTTTTCATTTATAAATTACCTCAATAAACATATTATTTTCTTGGGGATATACGCAACTTACTCCTAGATTTCCTACAAAATGTGCATCTCCTTCCTCTAAATGTTCATTCCAGATTTGTTTTTTATTCCAGAAATCAGCAGCCCAAGAAGGAGTAGCAAATACTTTATCTAACTCTCCATATAAAAAATCTGGTGATTTTTTTATAGCACCCAATGCAATGTTATTACCGATAGATATATAAACTGCTTTTCTTGGCATTACTTGGTGAAATCCATTTTGAGTAAAACGAATAAGGGTTATTTTAAAAGGAGTTTTAAATTCAGATTTTTTATGGGACAGGTCTAATTCTTTTAGAATTTCCTTGCTGTTGATTCTCCACTCAGGGTGGGTGTGGTTATAGAAATTTTCTTTGTAAAATAATATTGCATCACAAAATGGTGCAGTCCAATCACTGCTCCAAACATTTCTACTTGCTATTGATTTTATTGTTGATATTGTTAAGTTCATTTTCTAGTTTTATTATTCGTTCTTCAAGTTCTTCATTCCAATCTTCTAACTCCCAGAATCTATCTTGTGCTGGTTGATTCTTATCAAACCAATTGGAGGAGGAAGTTAACTCTTTCCTCCAGAATAACATTCTAATGAGCTTAAACATTTAGTCCCAATTTACTCTTGCTTCATAGGGTACATATCCTTTTTCTAAAGGTTGTGTAAGTTGTCCTTCTGATAAGATATGTACAAACTCTTCTAATGCTGTATTGTATTTTGAAGGTAAGCTAAACTGTATTATTACTCTTTTATGATTACCAATATTTCTATCAGATAAATACTGTCTTCCGTCTAGTTTTCCTACTAAACAATTCCAACACTTTTGTCCTGTGTATTTAGAATCTCTGTACTTATAATGTTTACCTTCTGCTACATAATTCGTTACTCCAGAACCTGAATTCCAAATAAATCTTACAAAGTTTATTGGTTTATTTTTTCCACTATGCCAAGGTGTCCATCCATGGTACTCTGGTTGTAGTTCCCATGTGTCCATTTCCCATGCTTGATTATTTGTTGTATCTCTTAGCCATTTTAAAAACTGATACTTTAACATAAGAGGTCTTTTTGCATTAAAAGATTTTATTCCAGTATCTACACTAGAGTAATGTTGATACTCATTTGTATTAAAAACTCTACCTGAATAATCTACACCATTAGACTCTTCTATTGTACCATCATCTGCATCCATAACTGCTTTAAGTCTTGCCATAGTCACATTAGGTGGTGGTGTGTATCTAAACGTAGTAGGGTGTTGTAATACTTGAGTAGCTAAACTATCTAAAGAATCAAGTATTTCTCGGTTGTTTATTAAAAGTTTTCTCATTTCTCATCTTTTATCTCGCTTGGAGCTGTAACTGTTCGATAGTATATTACTACTTCTCCTAGTTGATTGATGTACCTTTTTAACTCTTGCATATCTTCTGACATGACTTTATAATCTCCAATGGTTGTTCCTACAAAGAGTACTTCTCCATTATTTTGTTCTTTCATTTCATCCAAAAACTGGTCTAGGTAGGTATAACCTTCAGGCCAATCTGGATTTTCTGTATCTTCTTTGAGACAGGATTTAGGTCTTTTCATACTGCCATCATCTTGCACTCTTTTGATACAGGGGTTTGTAATTCTTGCTTCTGATACTACCCACCATTGAGGAGCTGTAAGCTCTACTGGTCTTGGTAAATCAGGTTGCATGATGTCGATTTCAATTGGTTTAGATACTATTTCTACTTTCTTAGTAGGAAGTAAACTACAACTACTTATCGTCAGTGCTAGGCACAGTAAGCTCGTATAACTTTTCTGTATCATCTTCCATTCCCTCCATCACTTTTTCACTACCATTGTTAAACCTATTAGTCATAAGACCAGGCTTTTTCAATGCTAGCATATCTAAATTGTGTCTGCTAAATATTGCAAGATACTCTGCTTTTTCAGCTTCTATTTCTGAGTTTCTTCTAGACATATTCATAAGAGACTTACCTTGTTTTTCATAAGACTCTCGCAGTGTGTCCATTGCCTCTTGCTGGGCTTGCACTGCATTTTCTAACTTGATATTGTTTTCTTTTAAGGTTTCATTCTGACTGTACAGAAAGTAGCATAGACCTCCTAATACAACTAATCCACCTATTGTTAATTGGTTCATAATTCTTGAATCCTGTAATTAAGTCCATCAGCACCACTAATCTCCACTAATTCTCCTTCTTCTGTGATGAATGATATAAACTTTGGTTGTTTTTTGATGAACTTCTTGACGATAAACTCTTGGTCGTCTGCATCCCCCCAAGTAGCATTATAACTCACTTTGAGACTATAATAAGTAATGAATAGGTTTTTAAACCAAAACCACCACTCGCCTACTTTATCTAGAAACTTAGACATTGCTCCAGTCTTTTCCTTCATATAGTAAAGCTTCTGCTTCTCTTCTTCGGATTAGTCCTTCTAATACTTTACCACCTGCTTTGTTCCACCTTTTGATTTGAGCAGGTACACCAGCATGGTCGCTAGCGTTGATGACTTTCAACATAGTTGAAGCGCGAAGATTTCCATTACCTAGATTGAACACCCATGATACAATTGCATCGAATTGGCACTGAGAAAGTGGAACGGTTACGGCTGTGTTCACATAGTTTTCGTACTCCTCTATCTCATGTACTAGCATTTCATCTGCTTCTGCTTTAGTAATTACATCTCCTTCTTTGACATCTTTAATATGTCCATATCCGATAGTCCATACTCCAGCAGCGCACTTGTACGCTTCTGTTTCCATACCTTCGAATTTTTTGATTAGGGATAACCCCTCTATTGAAATTTGCATATTTTCTCCTATAGGTTGGGGAGCCGAAGCTCCCCTAATACATTCTGACAGTTTAAGTAAGTACCGTAACACTCTGCACCATTATGCCACCGAAGGCTACCACTAATGTATAATTAGCTACCATGTTGCAGAACTCTCCGTTCTCACATATACTATCACGAACTTTTGATAATGTTTTCATCAATTAATCTCCAAGATTTTCCTCTTGGAATCTGGAGTTCGTAACAGTCTGATTGTCAGCAATCCGTCTTGTAGACTTACTTCTTCTACTTGTAGGTCGGCGTTTAGAATAAATCTTCGTTCAAAAGACTTTAAACTTAATCCTTGATGAATGAAATTTTCATCTTCTCCTAGTTTTGTTTCTTTTTTACCCTTTATGTGGAGTTCTTTGTTATCAAAGACTATCTCCAACTCTTCTTTTTTCCACCCTGGCACTGCAACTTCTATACGATAGTCTCCTGCCTTTTCGATTAGGTTATATCTAGGATATGCTGCATCCGTATAAGACGGCAGTGTAGGCATATCCAATCCAAGCCAAAATTTGCTTAAATCTATACTCATAATTTTCTCCATAATTCCTTTTCAGTAAATAATTCACGCCTCCTTACGGTAGACGCACCAATATGCAAGTGAATTCTATCACTTACTAAATAATTATATCAAAAATTAACCTTGATGTCAAGAACTATTTTTCAGAGTCATCAAACTCTAGTAGACCTTTGTCTTCAAGATAATCTATCGTGGTTCTAATTCCAACTTGTTTTCCTAGTGTCCAAGCAATGCCTACACACATAACTACAAATATTCCATAACTTATATCATTTTCTATCATAGATAATATTATAGCAACTTTCCGAGCATAAGTCAAGAACTAAGTTCAACATACCTAAAAATAGTTCTTGACATTCGATTAAAATTTTTGTATAATATAGACATATGAAAAGAACATGGACTACAACAGAAAAAGAATACATCAAACGGCATTACAATGTAAAGTCAACGGAAGATATTGCACGTGCATTGGACAGAAGTCCAGCGTCAGTCACCTCATTAGTATACTATCTAAGGAAACGTGGTTGGGCTTTTCACAGGAGGTCAGATGCCAAAAGTTGATGCTAAGAACATGAGTTTCGAGAAAGCACTGAGAATCTTTCGCAAAAAATGTGACAATGCTGGGATAAAAGAAGAAGTAAGAGAAAGAAAATACTATGTCAAACCCAA